ATGCTTAAAAGTAATAGCACAGGCTACTATCCATACACACCAGCACTAAGTTTGTTATATGGCTTAATTGAATCGTTAAAAATGATTAACGAAGAAGGCCTCGACAACATCATACGCCGACATCACTATCTGGCCGCAGGTGTAAGAGCAGCAGTACAAGAAGGTTGGGGCCTAGAACTATGTGCTCAAGAGCCAAAATGGTATTCGGATACAGTAAGTGCCATCATGGTGCCCAATGGCATCAATGGTGCTGATGTAATTGCACGAGCATACAAGAGATATAACTTGAGCTTGGGTGCTGGCTTAAGCCGAATGGCAGGCAAGTTATTCCGTATTGGTCACCTGGGTGATATGAATGAAGTGCATCTTATGGCAGCAATTGCCGGAGCCGAAATGGCCATGTTGGATACAGGCATAAAAGTTGAACCAGGCAGTGGTGTTGCAGCAGCCAGCGATTTCTGGCGTTATCAAGCATTGTTCTAATTGATTTGTTAGTGTATAATAACAGTATGAAAAAACAAACCGTGACAATGACTCCCGAAGGCGGTCGCTGGTGGCGTATGCGTGTGGTACATTGGACTATACTAGCCGTCCTGTTTCCGCCTATTTTTGTAATCCTATGTATGTTTCTACTAAATCCACTTTGGTTTAGGGATGATTTGTTGATATGGTTTGAGAACAGGATCAACGAGTTTAGCGTATGGCGCAACAAATTGCTATATCGCATTTACCTGGGTGCGAATCCGGAAATTTGGCATGCGTTAAAAGATTAGCAACATTACAAAGATAGCAACTGTTGCAAAGATACCAACTTTTGTTGCAAAAATAACAACCGTTGACCATAATTTACCATTTTGCTATAATATTGGTATAGTAACTAATAAGGAGCGTACCAAATGATACATTACGGAATGAGTACCGATAACGGTAATCGTGTAGTGGATGGTGTTGTAATTGCTGCAAAACAACTACACTGGACTCTAACCGAAGTCACCGAAATCATGGATATGATTTCAACTGCGCGTGGCTTACATGAAGCCGGCAATACCGGTGTTCGTGAGAGTGTAAACGCTGCAATTTTTAAATAAGGAGCAAAGTTAGTGCTTGACACTAATTCCGTTTTTTCGTATAATACTTGAATAATAACAATACAACATCAACTACAGGAGCTGTTATGAGTTTCGTAAGAATTCGATCCGGTGCATATCGCACCACCGATGTATCCAACCGTGTGTTCCAACTTGTAGAACAATACAAGGCCGGTGCCAAAGGTGGCTATGTCACAGTCAAGAACGGTGGCCAATTCCCTGGCTTCCCAGAAGATATCCGTGTCAAAGTTAATAGCATGAGTGATTACGAGTTCGTGAGTTCCGATGAGTTTGATGGCCAAGTGGTGGCAATGGATACAGATGTTGCTGCCGTAGTGAATGATTCGAAGTCGGATGAAGAGCGTATGGCTGAGATTGCCGGGCGTTTTGAGATTCTGACAGAGATGACTAAGGCTGCTACTACCGGTGACATCCGTGCTATGATCGTAAGCGGTCCTCCGGGTGTGGGCAAGAGTTATGGCGTAGAAGCCGAGATTGAAAAGGCGTGCTTGTTCGACCAAATCGCGGGCCGTCGTCTTAGAGCCGAAGTAGTAAAAGGTTCGGCCACTGCTATCGGCTTGTATCAAGCCTTATACAAGTATTCGGATCCAAACTGCGTGGTTGTGTTCGACGACTGCGACAGTATTTTACTTGATGATGTGTGCCTTAACTTGCTTAAAGGTGCTCTAGACTCGGGTAAGAAACGTAAGATATCATGGATCGCAGAATCGCGTATCTTGCGTGACGAAGGTATTCCTAACAGTTTTGAATTTAAAGGTTCGGTTATCTTTATTACTAACCTCAAGTTCGACAAAATGAAGAGCCAGAAACTGCGTGATCACTTGGATGCACTGCAATCACGCTGCCATTACTTGGACCTTACACTAGACACCATGCGCGACAAGATCTTGCGTATCCGCCAAATCGCTCGCTCTGGTGAACTGTTTGCGGATCTTGAACTTGGTGATATTGCACAGGACGAGATCATTGAATTTATGAACGTTAACAAGAACAGTCTACGTGAAATGAGCTTGCGTATGGCTATAAAAATTGGTCAGCTGTACAAGAGTTTTCCTACCAAGTGGGTGGCACTTGCACAATCAACCTGTATGAAATCTGCGTAAGCAGATCGCCCGGGGTTTTTGATAGCTCCTTTTACTCCGGTTCTTTGCCCCGCTTAGGCGGGGGTTTTTTTGACTTTTACATTTATAAGTATTACACTTACACTATGAAAAAATTTCCGTCAGTTGAAGATTATATCGAAGTTATCAATGGTGATCGTGATATTGTGACTGGCAAGTTGTACGGCTTGTTTGATAGCCGTCCGCCCATAATTAGCCTTGCCAGATACGATGTTAAAATCTTAGACAGCATGAGTCAGGCTACACAAAGCGGGCGAGCTTTAACAGACAAACAGGCAGAGTTGGCAGTCAAGATTGTGCTCAAATATCGCAAACAGTTGGCTGCTCATTTGGTTGATGTTAGTCCTGTTGAAACTCCTACGTTTAGATTGGGCATAAGACAAATTGATCGACGTAGACTTTTGTACATCGATAACAACAGCATTATGTTAAAGTTTCCGTACGATACTACACTAATAAATGACTTGAGAGACTTGGCCATGGTCAGCCAAGGCAGTTGGAAATTTGATAGCCAAAATCGCAGCTGGGCATTGGCTTTGACTGAAATGAATGTGGTAGCGGCCAACGGCTTTGCACAAAATCACAAGTTTGAACTTGCACCAGAATTCGAACGTTACATACGGGCAGTTGAAGACTGTGAATCACAACAATATGAAATCAAATTGATCGCGGACACTAAAGAAAGTTACACTATCACAAACGCCGCTCGTACCTTGATTGAAGCTGTCAACGACTGGACTAATTTAGAGCATTTGATTGATCGTAGTGCTGTATACGGTTACACAGTGGATGAGCCGCTTGTTTTAGACATTGTTTCCAAGTACGGACCACGTGTGGCCAATCTTATGACTACTCAAGAAACCAAGTTTGCACCCACCAGTGATGAGACTGTGTTTCAAGATCTTGTCCGGTACGCAGACACAGTTGGCAGATATCCTATCTATGTTTATGAACCCGACATGAGCGAAAGACTGTATAACAATTTTGTAGCTAAATGCTTTGATAAAGATGATATTTATCGGACACAAAGTTTAAAACAAAAAGATCTTATCACTGACAAAAAAGTTGTTTACTTCAACAAGTTTACTGCACTTTGGGATGAACCTATACCGTTATTGATTAGTGGCCAAGGCATGATGCATGGCGGTGACAAAACTATTTTGTTACAACGAGCAGAAAAGGTTGTATACTTTGCTACAGAAGTGTATAATGTTGCAACTATGAAGCGTAAAAACTAATGCAGGCTCGATTATTAATCAAAGACGAAGTCAATGTAAAAATTGAAGGCCTTGAACTTAACACAAGGACAGCCTTAGTAAAACGATACAAATATGAAATACCGGGCGCTCGTTATCAACCCAGTGTAAAACTTGGACGCTGGGATGGCAAGGTTCCTTTCTTCAATCTTGGCGGCACCACTTACATCAACTTGTTGCCAGAGATCCTGCCCTATCTTGATGAACAAGGCTACGATGTTGAGGTAGAGGATACAAGACAGTATCGCACCACGTTTGAATTTGTTCCGGTAGATGAAAACACTTATCAACACAAACAGTGGCCCCAAAATCATCCAAAGGCTGGCCAACCTATAGTACTACGAGACTATCAACCAGAAATTATCAATAGATTTTTGGCCAATCCACAGTGTGTGCAGGAAGTAGCCACCGGTGCCGGTAAAACTATCATCACAGCAGCACTGGCAGATTCTGTGAGCCAGTATGGGCGTACAATAGTTATTGTGCCTAACAAAAGTTTAGTGACACAGACAGAAGATGATTTTGTTAATCTTGAATTAGATACCGGTGTGTATTTTGGAGATAGAAAAGAATACAATAGAACACATACTATATGTACTTGGCAAAGCTTAAACAATTTATTAAAGACGACCAATAACGCCGAGGCTGATATCACTATAGGCGAGTTCTTGGAGGGTGTAGTAGCAGTTATAGTAGACGAGGTACATCAGGCCAAAGCCGATGCATTAAAAGCACTACTGAGCGGACCGTTTGCACAGGTTCCTATACGTTGGGGCTTGACTGGTACCATACCCAAAGAAGATTACGCAAGACAAAGCATCAACTGCATGCTGGGTCCTGTAGTAGGACAACTAAGCGCCAGCGAACTACAAGAAGCCGGACACTTGGCTCAGTGTCATGTCAATGTGGTACAGTTAGTGGACCACAAAGAATATAACAACTATCAAAGCGAACTAAAATATCTAATAGAAACTGCTGAAAGACTTGACTATATTGGTCGTTTGATAAGTACTATAGTTGATTCGGGCAACACACTTATATTGGTAGATCGTATCAGCGCCGGACGGGCATTAGCCAAACGACTACCAGGCAGTGTGTTTGTTTCTGGGGCGACTAAAGCCGGGGAGCGCAAAGAGCACTATGACGAAGTGGCAGAGGCAACAAACAAAATCATCATCGCTACTTACGGCGTCGCAGCAGTTGGTATTAATATTCCCCGTATTTTTAATCTTGTTCTTATTGAGCCTGGGAAGTCTTTTATTAGAGTTATACAAAGCATTGGGCGGGGCATACGTCGAGCAGAAGATAAGGACTTTGTTCAAATCTGGGACATCACCTCCACCTGTAAGTTCGCAAAACGACATTTAACAAAACGCAAAACTTTTTATAAAGAGGCTAATTATCCTTTCACTGTAGAAAAGGCAGAATGGCAATGATATTTCAAATTGAAGATCGAGGCAATGGCATAAAATGGGTGCAGATAGATCGCACTGACATGCGTGATATTGCTCGTTGGTGGCAAGAAAAAGCAGCAATTTTACTTTTACAACAATGAGAATACTAACACTTGACAATACAGCTTATGAGCTAAATGAAGTTCCGGACGAAATAGAGGATTTACGATTTGCTGTGCTAGATAATTCAGATTCTAGAACACCTGACTACTTTTATATTCCTCTTATCTTTTTAGAAAGTTTTAATAGCCCGGCTTTGGTATTACGTATAGGCGATCACACAGTTAAAATGCCAGTGGATTGGCATGTGTTGATCGGCGAACCAGATCTAGGCGATCTAGAAGTGGTTCCTTTAACCAGTATTAATGATAGAGGCTTCAGTGTGTTTTGTTTTAACCCTATAACTAGCTTTAGACCAGAATTTGCTAAAATAGAAATAGTTGACATTTATCAAGATGTTAAATGGTATTTTCCAAAACTTAAACCAGGTCAACTGTTAGCAGTGCCATTGGAAACCGGTGTTGAAAAACCTTTGTGTGCCTACTTTGTTAAAGACATTTCAAGACAAAGCGAAGTAGTTGATTATTCAAAATGTTGGTGATATGAGCCAATTAGAACCTGGAGCTACTTACATATACGAACGTGCAGACGGTATAGTTTATGCACGTAAACTAGGAGACCCACCTTATCAAAGATTTGAGATTGGCAGGGATTATGATACAGAAAAAATGTTTTCAGAATTGCATGAAGAAAGGCTTTGGGAAAACATTCATCGTGCTGCAAAAACAAATGCCGCTTTACAAGATGCCTTAGATCGTGTTAAACTTATATATACGTTAAGCAATCAGGAAGACACAGTACCACACCATCCAGTATGACAGACAAATTAAACATTGCCAACGAAATGCGAGCCTTTGATACTAAAGATCGAAACTTTTATCGTGATCTCACTGATGAAGAACGAAAGAAATTTAGCAATTACCTAATGATTAGATGGGGCAGCAGTGTACAGGGCAGTACAGAACTACAACAGTATTATTTACTTGCCTGCAACGAAAATTTTAACAAACACTTCTTTGAATTGAGTCGACATCCTGAATTACAATGGTTGTTGGCTACCACAGTCAGTCCTGGCATGGGTACATTTAGGCACGATTGGATCAAACAAAAAAAGCGTGAAGGTTCGAATAATAAAGCGGTAAAGTTTCTGCGACAAATATTCCCTGAGCGCAAAGAAGATGAATTAGAATTACTTGCCAAAATCAACGACACAGCAGATCTTAAACAACTTGCCAAGGAACACGGGTGGGATGACAGAAGAATCAAAGCCGAGCTATAAGTGTAAATACTGTAATAAAAGTTACAGCAAAGAAAGTACTCTTGCTGCACATCTTTGTACAGAAAAACGTCGTTGGCAACAGGAAACCGAAACAGGAGTTCAGTTTGGACTTAGAGCGTATCTACAATTTTATGAAACCACACAAGGTAGCGCACAGCTTAAGAGTTATACAGACTTTGTTACAAGTCCGTATTACAATGCTTTTGTTAGGTTCGGCAGACACTTGGTTGCTATTCGCTGTGTTAACAGCAACAGCTATACAGCTTGGTTACTGAAGAACAACAAAAAATTAGACCATTGGTGTAAAGACAAATTTTACGAAGAATGGTTACATGAATATGTTAGACGAGAAGCAGTGCAGGACGCACTCGAACGCGGCCTCAAACAAATGGAGGAATACTCCAATGGAGATAGTGGGCTTGCTAGTTACAGCCATTATTTTAAGTACGGCAATCATAATAGGATTTGTCATCATATTACCACTGGTCGCGTTAGCCCTTGGCTTGTATATAACTGCAATAGTGGCATTGAGTTTCTTGAGTCTATTTCTACAGAGCATTTGGCCATTGTTCTTCCTTGGATTGATCCTGATTACTGGAATCGTAAGTTCAAGGATTACGTGGCCGATGTAGAATGGTGCAGACATGTGCTAAAGGAAGCTGGACTATGAAATTTTCCAGTGATATCGACATTGATGTAGCTGATAGAGATCAAGCATTGTCTTGCTTGAAACACATAGCCGCAAGTATTGTACGCGACGAAAAAATCACAAAACACAATACAGGTGTTTACTTCACAGATATTCCTGTAGATCCTTACACTGGTCGCGCAAGTTTAGACTATGAAGCTGCCGAACAACGAGGGTACATCAAATTAGATATTCTTAATGTTGGGTTATATCAACAAATTAAAAATGATCAGCATTTACAGGAGTTAATGAATCAAGAGCCCTTGTGGGATTTATTACAGGCCAGAGATTTTTGTAGTCAACTAATACACATTGGTTCACATTACGATACACTAGCAAAAATGCCCGAGCCCGTTGATAGTATTCCTAGATTGGCTATGTTTCTTGCAGTGATACGTCCAGCCAAGCGTCATTTGATTGGTAGAACATGGCAGGAAGTTGCAGAGTCAGTCTGGAAGCGTCCTGCAGATGACAGCTACTACTTCAAGAAGTCGCATTCAGTTGGATATGCACATCTGGTTGCGGTTAATATGAACTTAATATG